CGATGGCGGTGCCCACAAACTCTGGTTATTGTTGTTATCCAAAATCCTTACCCATGGGTAGTAGGTTGCACCGTAGCTATTGTTAATGCTACGACCAGCTAGGTCGTTAGCAGCAGCGGTAGGCGTACTCTTAGCGTTTCTAGACTCGGATGATCCCGTGTCCTCGGTGTCGGGCACATATGCGTTTGGAATATCAATAATTGCCAAAGTATCTGCTCTGCGTTCCGCAGCATCTAGAAGAAAGTTTGTTACTGCTGCTTCAGTTATGCCTGGGATTGTTATGGCGTTCATCTGAACATCATCGGGATTAGATACAATGTTGATTGCTTTTCTTAATGAGTAAAGCTCATAAGATTTTAGCTCACTAATGTTACTAATGGCTTTCATCTTACTATTTCTAAATGGTTCCCTTTCGGTGATGTTCAAGCCGTCAAAACCACCGTGTAAAACAGTAGTGAAGCGGTCAAGACCATTAGTCAAGGCGGTTTCATAACCACTTACAGCAGTAACACTTGATCCAGCAGTTCTATAGCCAGAATTTCCACCAGAATACTGATATCCAGCAGCAGAGCCAGAGATATTGTCCAGAGAGAATACCCAAGCAATTTCGTATGCCTGTGATCCAGTATAAGTGGTAGTTTCGCCAGCGACATCGACTGCGGTGTCTGATGGATTGGTGTTAATACTAGAGAGATCAAAAGAGCGTGGTCTCAAACAGTCTGGAGTTTGTGAATTGTAGAAGGTGTCCGTGGCAGATCTTCCTGTCCAGGCACCCCAGAAAGTATTTCTAGTGTTTCTTGGAGAACCCCAGGTGCTCTTTGTTCTAGTTGGGACACTTGGGAATCGAACAGAGCCACTGAAAGTTGTAGCCCCAGCAACTCCCGCTAGAGATAAGATTGCGTCACCAGCAGCCGTGTGACCAGCCAAGCCGTAGATGGTATCGACATTACCGTCGAGCATTGTCTTCGCATTGCCACGTGCAGCGGAGACTGGAGCCGCAACGAGTTCACTGAACCCAGCAGACCCACTGACAACACCGACATCTCTATATTTTAGAGGACCGAAGACGCCGAATGGTAACCAGCGAGATTCGCCAGAGCCAGCAGCAACAGTATCGTCCATTACGACACGAATGTAATTGGAGCGGTTGTCATAATCGCCATACTCAACGTTTCTTAAGTCTTCTGTGTCGTAGACCTGATACCTATCGCCAATTCTTTTAGCGATATAGTCTTCAGAGGCTGGATTTAAATTCAAGTTATCAAATCGCTCAATGATTGCTGGTCTATTATCATTGTCTGAAATGTCTCTTATCAAGACCGAGAAGCTACCATATGATTGGAAGTCTCCTTGTGGTGCCTTGATGTTTGAGATAGATATTTTTATTTCCCTTTGAGCCCACTCGCCGGCGGTAAGAGCCTCAAGGCGGAAAAGCTTTTGTTGGTTACGAGCACGATAAGAGGCCGTGTCAGCACTAAGATCCTGCGAGATAAACCAACCAGTTGTTGCCTTTGTGGCAGCAGAATTAAAATTATTCTGTTGTGTGGCTCTGTCTGCCCCATTTTGGACCATTGGAAGAATCGCTGCATGGAACTTTGTAGTACTAGACCCAGATAGTAGACCTATGCTATCAACGCCCGCTTCAGCGAGGGAATATTCATATGTCTCGCCCAACCAATATGTACCACTTTGATAGAAGGCACGTGTATCAGCAGAGGTGATAGCACTGTTAGTAATTGTTGGGTTTGTGTTTAGTGCTTTTCTTATGAAGTTATTAGAAGCAGGGTTTAAACTAACTTTGACTTTTTCATCTACACTTGAACCACTAAAAACTAGAGTAAAATCGTCTTTTGTATCTACTGCGTAAAGTGTTGAGCCATTCTGTCCAGTAGAAGCAGATAACAAGACACGTCCTTGTTGCATGTAAATCTGGGCAGCAACTGCACCTTGAGCTACAGTAGTTTCAGTCTGCAAAGAAGAAGATGGCCATACAACTAGTGAGTAGACGCCACCGCTATCATTACTGGAAGATGCCTCGCCAACAGCCCAGCCAGCTTTGCCACTAGAAAGAGTAGCTGCACTGTCTTGGTCTCCCAAGACACGAAGGAAGGTTAGGGGAGAGTTGTTACGAAGCCAAGCTTTGGCTGCATAAGCAGCATAGGTAGGTGCAGTATTGTTACCACTACGCCACACATCTCCGCCTTCGTTGCCAGCAACAGGGTTGCCAAATGTTTGCACGAAGTCAGAAAACGACTCTATTTTTACTGGTTTGTTCGCAGGTCCCTTCCTAGCACGACCAATAACTACTGGTCCTACTTCGGTAGGTGTGGCTGGAAGTTGTGATTGGTCGATCTCATCGACAAACACTCCAGGCGAAATGAACTTAAACTTTTTAGAAGAGTTGTCAGCCATCGAAATGTATTCTCCTCGGTCTTATACGGATAGTAAGGTATCTAACAATTTACACTAAATACCAATAATAAATAGTAAGGCAGTATTCCAAACTCCCTACTAGATTATCGTCTGTATTTATCTTTTGTGCCCGCATGGAACTCGGGCTCATCACCAACAACAGTTCTTTCTCTACCTATTGTAACTTCAGCAGCGGATTCACGGCGGATAACAGCAGGTACATCTTCATTTTTGTCAGCACCTAGAATATAACCTAGTACCGTGATCGTAGTTGTAGACTTGAACATTCTCTCATCCGTGTCTAATCCTGAATTGTTACTCTCGTTTGAGAAGGTTTCATCGCCGAAGGCTTCATACACATTGCCCTCGTGCTCAATCTTAAATGCTACAGGTGTAGAGAACCTTCCCATCATAGATGAAATGATTTCATTCATCTGTTGTTGGAATTCAGTAGCCATCTTTATTTCATAGGTTATTTCTACGTATGTAGGCATTGGAACATACAGAGTATCATACACTACTTTCTCATTCTCGAATGGAAATGTGCTTTGATTGTATTTTCTTTGTGCCGTCGCATTCGCACGGTCTCTGGACTTCTCCTGGTTGACTTGGCGAGCGATTGGGATTGCACCGCCACGCTTATAGAAGCCGAAGTATGGTGGAATATAGACACCGTACTTGCCCTTGTTGGCAGGATTGTTAAGCATTTGACCACGAACGATCGAGATGAGTGGGTATTCTAGCGTTCTGCCATTTTTACGTAATTCAGGGTCGTCTTTGATAGAAAAAGCACGCTCTGGCGATGCGAAGAGAACCGGCACTTTGCGAAAGCCCTCATTTGTGCTACAGAATACATTTAGATCGTCATTTACAAAGTTATAAAGTGCTCTATCGATATCTTCTATAGTAGAGGGGCGGAAACCGTATTTTGCTTCTAAATCTTGGTCTAACTTTGTTCTTTTGGGCATCGTCGTTTTTCCTAAATTCCTTTACCTGGGTTGAATAGACCTTTTCGAGCTTGGCGACAAGTAGCCTGAACGCCCAAAGCTTGACCATCAGCAAAATCTGCGGACTGACCGAACAAATATCTAGAGTCTTCGAAGACATCCACTATCTCAAAGTATTGAGCGTCATATTGAACAAAATCGCCTGGGCGTACAAACAAGTCTTGATCCTCAACTAAACGGCGTTTATGGAAATTGACGGTAATATTAAAAACACTGTCGTATCCATACTCATTTTGGGTTCGCACTGAACCTTCATAGTTTATTAGTGAATATACCCTTATTGGTGGAAGGAATGTTTTTTCTATTGCTTCCCCGTAAAGGTCGTTATAGTTAGTTGTCTTTATATCTAGAGGGAAATATAGAACCTGTTGACCGACGACGTGTTCTATAACCTCGTCGTTAATCTGCTTTACAAAGTCTCTCTCTGCTCTACCGACAAATAGTGGTGGTGGCGGAGTTGCTGGCTGGGTCCATCTATTTTGAGCCATTTATTTACCCTACGTAGATGCCCATTGGGATCTTCCCAACGACTTCTTGAAGACTGTTCTGGAGAGCGGCGTCTCCTTCCATTAGGGCTCCATAAGCCATCTCATCAAGAACAGTTTTTAGTTCGTCCCGCAAAGCAGACTGCTCTTCTTTA